TCTTGGGCTTTATCTTGGGCTTTATCCTGGGCTTTATCTTGGGCTTTATCTTGGGCTTGGGTCGGATCGGCTTTAGGTTTAGGCGCATCGTCGGCCTCGCCCCCCTCTCCCCTTTCCCCGTCTTCTTCTTCTTCGGTATCGGCGGCACCTTCCATGTCGGCAAAAAACGCCGTCATGTTGCGCAAGGTGTCCCCCAGTTTGTCCATGAAATCGGTTTCGTCCAGGTTCTCAAACATCGACGCGGCTTCGGGACCAAACATGGACTTGTCCTGGATGTTGGAGACCAGGGAAAAAAGAATCAGCTGCAGGTAGTTCCAGAGAGCTTGGTGGGTTTGTTCGCCGACCCCTTCGCAGTGATAAAGCGTCTTGAAATCGACCCCGGGCAAAAACATGGCCGGTACCGGCGAGTTCACGTCAAATACCGACGCATTTTTGTACAAGATGTCGAAGAACCGTTCGGGGTAGACGCGCAGACAGTACTCAAACAAAAACTGGTGCTCCACGTGGTCGGGAGCCAGTCCTTGCCATTTGGCCCATTTGGGCGCTTGTTCGGGAAAGGTGGTAGACAAATCGGTCAACATGTCTTGCAACAGGCCGGGAAAGTTGGCGGGCATGGACGCATTGGTGGGGGGCGTACCGGTGGATGCCATTTTTGACGTTTGTATATATGTCTGTCCGTATATGATTATATTTGCATTCTGAACTGAGGTTTTTATGTCTATGTGTCTGGGTGTTGGTTCATGTGCCAGGAAGCGGTATATACATTTTCAAGACTGGCCTGCAGGATCGCGAGTATGGCCGGATCGCCTTCGCCCGACGATACACAACCCGCCTCCGTTCCTTTTGGCGGGTTGTCATTGATCGATCCCAGAGGGATCGATCCCAATACTACGTCCTCGTGGTAATCTGAGAGCCGCGACCAAAAGTACTGCAACCCCGTCTTGTTGAATCTTTCCGTGGGTGATTGAGATTCGTTTTCGCGCGTCAAACCTGGACGTGTGGGCGAGACACTCGTGTGTTGACGTGCGTGGTACAGCCACTGTTGCGAGGCGTGACGATACAGTTCTTCGGTCAATGTTCTGTTGCTCGATTGGACGCGTTGAACGAGGCGTTCTTCTCCATGAACCTGGGTCCATAGTTGCACTGCCATGGGTCCGGTATCGGTATCCTCGGCCACCAATTCCGCGTTGGTGCTAAAGAACCGGAGGTACAGGGTCGCTACGCTGTCGGTCGTCGCCTCAACCGCAGCAGAAGCGGCGGCGGCGCTCGTGGCCGGCATGGTCCACGCGTCGGTCCACTTTCCGCGTACAGGGTCGTAAATATTGACGGTGCTTGCCGGACAGGCGGAAACGAATATGTTTGCGTCCGCGTCCGCGTCCGCGGGCGACAAACGGTTTACCCGAAACGTCACGGCCGGAGATTTCGGAGGCATCGGTACCCGGAGCACCCCCCAACGGTGGATATGCGGATCAAAATATGCGGCTGGTAGTAAATGGTCTGGGAACGGTCCGTCGTGAATGCGCAGGTCCGTGTTACGGGTGGTCGATGCTACAGTTTTCATGCTTGTAAATTTCACAGGTTTGGTTTTTGGTTTAGGAAGTACCGTGCGTTCGTGTATCCAAGCGTCAATTTTACACATGCATCTATGCATGCATAGATGCATGCATACATACATACATACATAGATGCATACAGTTTCTGCGTTCAAATCCGGAATTTCAAGGCAATGGGTATAGGCGGCGACAACGACGGTGGTAGCGGTAGAAAACGCATTCATCGGATCGATCCATCCATCCGTCGCCATGTCCCCCCCTTCCGACACCAATTTGCCGGAAGAACGTATGAATATTCAATGGTCCGCCGACAACGAAACTATTTTGGCCGAGTGGCACGACATTGCCATTTGTTACAAATACATGTTTGAGAAGACGCACGCGTACTACGCCAACCTGAATGCGTGGTACACCATTCCGGCCATCATCTTTTCCACCATCAGTGGCACGGCCTCGTTCGCGCAGGCCAGTTTGCCCGCCGAATACCAGGTATATGCCCCCATGGCCATCGGCACCGTCAACATCATCATCGGGATCTTGACGACCATCCAACAGTACCTCAAGATCAGCGAACTCAAAGAATCCAACAAGACGGTGTCGTTGGCGTGGGACAAGTTTTCGCGCAACATTGCGATTGAACTGGCCAAGGCCCCGGACGAACGGCAAGACGCCGGCCATTTCTTGAAATACAGCCGCCAGGAATTCGACCGGCTTATGGAAAACGGCAACACCATTCCGTCGCACATTGTGCGCAAATTCAAACGCAAATTCAGCGGCAAGACGCCGGAAGAAAAACAGAGTTACGACATGATCAAGAAACCCGATGTATGTGACGTGCTGGTCAGTATCAACGCCAAGCGGCACATGTGGTTCCCGAAACGGGACGAGTACGATACATACCCGCGTCCGCGCGGCGACAGCGTCTATTCGGGACCGCAACCGCCACGGGTCCCGTCGGGGTATTATTACGACGACGAGGACGAGGAGGAAAGTCGGGACCGGGACCACCGTTACCGGGACCGGCGTCGGAACACCGAATTTCCGGGTGCGGCGACAAACGGGACGCGGCGTGCATCCACCGCGTCGTATGCTCATGCTCCTGCTCCGGCTCCTCACGGTGGGGGCGGTAGCAATGGCAGTGGCAGTGGCGGTGGCACCCCCAAACAATCGTCTAAAGATCGTCTACTGGCACATGCCCCTGGGTCAGCGGAGCAACCCGGGTCAGCAAACAACCGACGCAATTCGTACCAATCACACCAACCACCCCTCCCAACTTCGCCGACGGCTTTCCATGCCCAGACGACACGGTTGCAGTCGGTGACCGACGCCTCCTCGGCAGCGTGGTCGACGTTGCAAAACATTTTCTCCACCACCACCGAACCCAGTACGCACCCACCGGCCAGGCATACCCTGGTTCCGGCCTTGAACCTGAACTTGGTTCCCCTGGGGGGGGCGGTGGGAGCGACCGGGACGTTTTTTAGCAACATGGTGCGTCGTACGCCGACGACAGAGTCGTCAGCGTCCCTGGCTGCTGCTGCTGCTGCTCCGCATACCACTACCGCTCCCCGCAGAATGTCACCGGCCCTGGCTGCTGCTGCTGCCCAGCGTACCACCGCTCCCCGCAGGATGTCGCCGGCCCTGGCTGCCCCGTCTACCGGCCCTCGCACCACGAGTCGTATGGGATTCGTCACACGTCCTCCTCCCTTGGTCCCGGACCCGGATGAGCCAGGCGCACCGGCACCGGCACCGGCACCGGCACCGGCACCTTTAGTGCCTCCGCTCGAACACCATAGACTTTCCCAGTATGAGTACCAGGTGGAAGAAGGAATCACGGTGACACCCAGTATCGGTATGGAGATTGACAGGGGGGAAACGCAAGTGGAAGCGGAAACGCCCGCGCCCATAGATAACATTCCCCCCCCGAGAGATGAGGATGATGTATCGGTTCCCCTAAACACCGTGATCGGGACGTTGGAAGCTTCGTCCAGGTCGTCGTCCATGTCCGTCATCGACAACGTCGTCGATACTACAGACATTGAAGCTGCCTATGCCCCCGAATAACATCGACGTCCGAACCGAGAGGCGCACGCATCCATTTTGCACCCGTGAAGATAGGGATGGGGGGGGTCGTCGTTCTTCCAATCTAATCAATCTATTCATTCAACCCGTCAGCCACACAATGAGTAAAAAACACGCGAGCCACGCCAGGGTGGTGGTGATCACATACGTATGTTCCTCGGTCACGGCGGCAAACGTGGTTTTGGTGTACAGAACATAGACCAGCGCCATCAGGACCAGGATCAGGACCGAATGTACCAATTTGGCCGCAATATTCATGGTATCAGACCCTTCCAACGCCGCGAGGGGGGGGGCGAGCGTACGGGACACCGTCCGTAACACGGCGACCACCAAAGACACGGGTCCCCGGATCGCCTGGGCCTTGGCGTCGTCTTGCGCCTGCTGTTTCTGTTTGGCCGCCAGGCCCATCTCTTCCCGCCAGGCCCCGATGGCCGTTTTATCCCCCAGGAACCGCCGAAACGCTCGGGTCAGGCTTGGCCACGTCGTCGTCGTCGTCGTCGTCTTTGGTTTCGTCTCTGTACCGGCATCTTCCATCTTTCTAATCTATGACCAAATCACAACTCACAAACCGTATAAAGTGTTTGCGCTCTATATTGTATTGGGGTAATCGCTCGCACGCGTCGCACCACCGCACGAATGTCCAATACGAATATGGATAGCCCTTCCTCCATCCCTTCCCCTTTCGCATCGATTGCCATAGAGCAGCAATTCACGGATGATCGGGGTTACCACAAAGACACGGTGGTTTCCGCCATCGTCGAACAGTTTATCGATCGGTCGCGGCTCGGAATGGCCAAATACGGTACCACGTTGGACCGTGACGATTTGGACATTATCGACTGGATCGAACACAGCAAACAGGAGGCGATGGATTTTGTACTGTATTTGGAACGCTTGAAGCGGGAGTGCCAACGCCGGTTTCCCCAACCAAAGTAAAGCAAAATAGCGTAGCGTAGCGTAGCGTAGCTAATAAGAGTTTTTTCGTAGAGATAAACTACGAAAAAAACGATTCGGGATTCAGGATTCAGGATTCAGGTATTTGGGGGAGGAGATGGAGGCGTTTCAGCCATGACTTTGGCCCGACCCACGTCAACGTATTTGTACGTGATGCCCAGGTGGGTGGCGGTTTCCCAGACTCCTGATATTTTCAATACATACGGTCGCATGAGGGACGGGACGTGGGTCCCGGTTCCGGTTCCTATAGGTGATGTTTGTGGCTGCTGCTGCTGCTGCACATGGATCGTGTGGTGGGCGTGACTGTGACTCGCATAGACCCGGAGGGAACCGCAACGCAACTGGTTGCGCAACGAGTAAATGTTTTGTTTGTGGGGGACGTTGTACCACTGTTTGTAGTGTTCCAGCAAGGCGTGTTCAATCTGAATCAGGTCTTTCATGACGGCGTAGTTGACGGGGTGAGTAAAGGAAAAATACACGTGCTGTCGGGTCATGTGGGCCGGAAAGGCGTTGTACGTGGAGGGCACCCCCCCGTTCCCTTCTTCAACGGTCATTGGTATTGAAGCCGCCACGGGGGCAGGGGCTTTAGGGCAATTCGTGTCCAGGGAGGAGGAGGAGGACGGTTTGACGGACGTTTTGTTGGTCACCGACCACAGAGAAAAATACAGGTAAATGCCGTGAAATGTCACCATCGAATCCGAGTATTGGAGTTTGGTAAACGTGCCGTCCACGATGTTGTTCTTGCAAGTTTCGGTGAAATATACGCAGTGTACCCGGAAATGCGGTAGGTCACATACTAAATTACAACATCCGTGGTCGTCGCCGCGGTAATGATAATGGGGAGAGTAGCTGTACGACCGTCGTCCCGTCGACGGTGTCGGGGCACCGCTCCTCATGACATTCATACGATCATTCATGCTATGTAGCCGTTGTGAATCTAAATCTTCTAATGTTCCAATGGTTCCAATGCTCTATGTATGTGTATTTGTTCGACACCCCCTCTGTCTCGGTACGCTGTCCCGTCCGTGAAATCTCCACAAAGTGTATATAGATTCTTTGTCGTTTGATACATCGATCGATCATGCCTGCCGCGAACATTCCCGTTTATCAATATTTGGTCGCCCCGGCCGTCCAGCACAACCGCAACGACACCGTCATCGCGCGAAGCAACCTTCACTTGCCCCAGCCCATTCGACACTACCGCAAAGAAATCGCAACGCCAGCTCTGACCTCGGTCCCTCAGCGGGCGTCCATCGGCGGCACGCGCCTCATCGACCAACTCGATGCGCCCGGCGGCAGCACAGCACAGCAATTGGGTAGCCCCCGAAGGTCTTCCACGGGGCTCGACCAGCTGGTGGTCAACTACAAGGACCAGGGCGCCAACTTCGCCCCGGGCAACGCCACCGAACACCCGTCCCGGTGCGCCACGTGCGCCGACACGCCTGGTCCGAGCCCTACTACAAATATTGTCGTGTCGCAGGCCGACGCCGCCCGCCGCCGCGTGCGTTCCAGCGGCATCGTCAAGCCGAATTACAACATGGACTACCAACAGTATTTGAACCGTCGCAACCGCACCTTTGCGCAAAACCAATACAACTACATTCGGTATGGGGATCCCTCCGTGAAACCGGGGGCAAGTGGGTCGCTCGCCAACGTCTACGCCCCCCAGGACGCCCTCTTCAACGGGGCCTGCACCTACAATGTTCCGGTCGACACCAGTTTCCAGTACCAGTGGACGACCGGGGGGGTCACGCCCGACACGACGCCGACCACCGTGCCGGTGCCGGCGGGCCAGTACACCGTCGTCGACCTCGGCAACCTTTTGCGCGCCACGATGGAACAACAGGGCCACTACTACGTCGACGCCGCGTCCGGCAACACGCACGTCTACCTGCTCGACATTGTCTACGACGCCGCCGCCAGCCAAATCAACCTGGTCGCCTCGGTCACCAACAGTACCAACTTTCCCACACCGCCCTACTCGGTCAACCGGGGCGAGGTTGACCAGATTCCGGCGGCAGAGGTGGCGTCCTATGCCCCGTATTTCAAGCTGGACCAGTCACCCCTGGTCGCCCGGGCACTTGGGTTTGCGCCGGGCAATTACCCCGCCAGCAGCACGGACCAGAGCGCGTACTTTGGCGAGACGGGCCTGGCGACCTCGACGTCGACGTCGACGCTGCCCCCCCTCGTGGGCTTGCCCCCGGGCTACGTCAAGGTGTACTACAAGCCCAACAACGCCCAGTACGCGCAGCAGGGCGCTGTCGACGCAGGGGCACGGCTCACCCGACTCAAATACAACACTATTACGTCCAACGCCGGCCTCTACGCCACCGCGTACGGCGCCTCCGTCGCCAGCGCCATGTCCTACGGCATCTCCGACACGCCCTACTCGTTCAAGGCTAAATTCGCGTTTCCGACCAAATGCACGCCGATTGTCAAGGGCAAGGGGAACGGAGCCGTCGTGGAAACCTGTACCAACGTGCTCATCCGCTCGCGCTAACCGTACCAAGACGCGTACGACGACGACATAAACACATTAGACCACAAACGTACGTAAACACAATACATACACACACACACAACATAACGTCTATGATGATATCGGCATCGGACGCGCAACATTCGACCCCGGTCCCTCCGCCACCTGAACCTGATACCGACCCTGATACCGATACCGATACCGACCCTGATACCGATACCAAGGTTGCGACGTGTTTTGCGTGCCATCTGACCGACACCGTGCTCGAACTGCGCGGCCACTGTTTTCATTGCCAAGAAATGTTCTGCAACGACTGCAGCCTCTATGACCCGGATCAGCGAAGCGATTCGGGTTGCCCAGCTTACCCGGATCAGCCGCAGGCCCTTCGAACCAATTCGGGCCCGAATCCGGACGAAGACGCCATCTATTGCCACGGCTGCATTCAGAAATACGCCATCGTGATTTTTGCTCAGGACGAGGACGATCACTGAGGGAGGACAAGGCTAAAATGGCACCCACCTACTCACCCCACCCAAATCATGCGTATAGGAAACATACGCACGATCTAACAGAAATGCCCCCACGGTGAATCTGTTGCTTCGATGAACACCGGCCAACCGCTTACTACACCTTCGCGCATTGTAAATGCGCGTGGTAACGTTACTTTGCCTTATGTGCCAGCAGAAATGCCCCCACGGTGAATCGAACACCGGCCAACCGCTTACTAAACGGACGCACTACCACTGTGCTATAGGGGCTTGACGCTTTGGGCAGGGTTCGAACCTGCGACCTTTCGGTTAACAGCCGAATATTCTTGCCACTGAATTACCAAAGCAGTTTACACCCAAGCTTTGCCAAGGATTCGCGAAGCGAATCCCGGGTTGGTCGGCGAAGCACCCGACTCGAAGGCAATTTGAGAGTTGTGTACCCCTTGGTGGGGGTACAGCATTGTATAGACGATTTCTTTATATCGGTCAAGTGCGAGAAGTTACGCGTTCACGCGTTTATAGATTTCCAGCGCAGTAAGTGCCCCCAGGACTTCGGCCAGGATGTAGGGCACCACTTCCGTGGTCGGCATCTTGCCCGCCGACGCCATGGTAATGGTAACGGCAGGGTTCATCATGCCCCCGGAGATCTTAGTGGTGACCAGCAGCACAAACGCCAAGGCCGCGCCAATCGCAATCGGGTTGCCGGTGGCCAGGATGACATAGACGAAAAACAGCGTACCCAGAAATTCGGCTAAATATTGGTACATGACGGCAAGGACAATGATGTATATATATCTATAGATCGAAATTTTCGGTTATGGTTATGGTTAGGCGTCCACCTTTGTCCATCCTGGAGATTTAGGAAACATGTCGTGCACCTGCTTGTCGGCCAGACCGGGTCCAAACCACACACTCGGGTACCATACATTGGCCGCAAACGTGGACGTCGTCGTCGACGTCGACCGGTTGAAATAGCCCGCAAAATAGCTGGCCCACAGACTGTACGTGCTGTTGGCCAGGATAAAGTGCGAGCACGCGCTCATGATCAGCAAGTGTTCTGGGTCCGTGAGGCGATCTTCAGGACCTTCGGTCCTCTGGGCTTTGACCGTAGGGGGCAGGTGGTGGAAATGCACCGTTGGACCTTCGTATTTGGCCTTGAGCTGCGCCAGGATTGGACGCACGTCGTCCTCGTCGCCAGTGTTGTAAAACAAGTACACGTGCACAACCGTGTCCGGATTTTCTCGGGCCAACATCGCCGCCATCGCCCGGTCGTAGTAGGTCGCCGTGAGCAGCGGGTGGTTGTACGACACGGTCTTGTAGTCGCCGAACCGGAAATGCATCGCCACCGTAATCGCCGCATTTTGCGTACTACTACTACTACTACTACTACTACTACCACCACCGCTCCGCCGGGCGTCGTACGCGTCCACCAACGGCTGCAAATCTGGTATGATGCCTCGGCAACGGTCGATGGCCCGGGCCTGCTGCTCTTCCAACTTCAAAAACGTGCAAATGGTCTCGAATTCCGCCTCGAAATACTTGTACGACTGAAAGTACCCCTCGAGAATGTACAAGGTCTTGGACGTGTCCCGCGAAGGAACCAGCGTCGGCAACTCGATGGGCGTATAGGTGTGCCCCGGTTCGTGGTACAAGTAGACGCCCCCCCCGGCGAATTCGGAGTTTGCCGGCCCTGTGCACGGGTCCGTGTCGCGCAAATACGGTTCCAGAGCCGACAACAACGTGTCCCAGTGCATCGCGCGCACCGTGTTCGTCGGCACGTTGAACTCCGCCTTGCGGTGAAACACACACGCTTGCCCGGTACGCATGGCCAACGCGATCGTGGTAAATATCTGGTACAACTGGTTGCCCAGACCGCCTATGACGCCATGGGTGATCATTCTTCGCCCTCAACAATTTAACTTAACTTCCTTATTACTACACCACGCACCGTATTTTTATACCGATGTATATAGCATACTATAGAACCAAAGAAACCCATGCCCATTCTCAACGGCCCGAATTTAGGCGGTGGATTCCAGGGCATCTCCGCCAAACAAACGGTCGGCAGCTTCAAAGATTCCAAAGATGCGTTGTCGCGGCGCATCATCCGCGACGCGTGGAACAATACCAACGCGGCCGGCACGATCAACGGCCACAAACGCGCGATCGGCGAGTTTCGCGCCGTCAACGGTCTCGGCGATTTTTTGAGTCGCCAAGAGTGCGCGTGCGGCTACATCCCGGCGCCCATTCAGCCGAACAACGTGGTGTGGCGGTCGCGCATCGGCAGCATCATCAAGCACTGCGACGACACCGGCGTGCCGTGCGGGGGCACCAACCCCAAATTCGTGCCGGACTCGAGCGACTACACCACGTACCGCCGCCAGCGGTCGTACAACCGCAACTACAACGACCTGAAGAACGGCGGCGACGAGAACCACGCGTCGTACGTGCCCCTGATGGCGGTGCGGCGGTTCTAAAGCGGCTTCGAGGCCGTGGCCGTGGCCGAGGCCGAGGCCGTGGCCGTGGCCGAGCCCTACTTTACACCCTTGAACATTATAAACCGCACAAAGTGCGGTTCGTGTTCAAGGGCAACGTTACCGATAAATCAATCAAAACGCACGCTTTGCGTGCGGATTTGAATGTTCATCGGTGTACCAGGGCCGACCTCAACCGACCTTCGGTCGGTCCAGCAAAAGTCAACAAAATCAATCAACGAAACGTTCGTATGTAGATGTAGATGATCAACGCGTAAGAGACGACGAGGTTGTAGTAAATGTATGTCAGGTTGCGGTGCAGCATGTTGTCCATATGGACAACGTCGTGGCGTAGCTGCGTCAACTCGGCCTCCAGGTCGGTCACGCGGTCGTTGCACTCGACGATTCCCACAAACGAAGTGTGCGTCGACCCCGACAGCGCCGACACGGAATTGGAGATGGGGGTCGTCGGAACAAACTGACCGGTCAAGTAGGTGGCCTCTTCCTGCGTCGGGGCCAGGTGCACGTCCTGGACGTCGATGACAAAGCGCGGCTCGGGGACTTCGACGGCGGTGGCCGGCGAAGATTGCATTTTCAAACCAAATATACCAAATATGCAATGTACAATGTACACTTACAAAGTGCAAAATACAAATACAAATACACGTATAGAGTAGTTGTACATTTATCGTATATACACTCTTGAATATGAACCATCATCATCGTATTCACCGTCACGTAGGGTTTCATCCCACGCCGTCGGGTACAGCGCAACAATTGCTCCTCGAAACAACCGCTATGAGAATGATGCCGAACCACACGCATGGCCGCCCCCCCACACCCCCCCCTTACAGTTCGCCGCACAGCGCAGCAATTGCCCGCAAAGCGGGCTACCCCGCGCAGATAAACGCATTAGACTTAGAGGACGATCACGAGGATGAAGGTGACTACGCTTCTGGTCACACGGGTGACGAAGATGAAGAGGAGGAGGAGGAGGAGGAGGAGTACGTTCCTGGTGACGAGGAAGAACCCATATATCGAAGCGGGCTACCAGATATTTCCGCGGGCACTGGTGCCGGTACTGGTGCCGGTACTGGTGCCGGTACTGGTGCTGGTGCTGGTGCGGGCATTGCGGAACGGGGCGCCCCCCCACACCTCGAAGCAACCGCGCCCAGAGCGGAGGCCTTCAACATCGACCGGGTCACCCTGGAGTGCATGATGAACAAGTCAATGTATAAGAAATATTTAGCGAAAACCGACCAGGACAAGTACCAGGAAATGCAGGCCTATTCGCGCCGGCTGGCCAGCGTCCGTGAGCCTGTCCTGGACCTGACCCGGCAGCTCATCGACGACTATGTCAAATACAGCAAAAGTCAGAAATACACCCAGGCGATCCATGCCGCGTTTGAGGCGTATATGGACCTCTGCATCACGTACGTCCAAGAACACCCCCCCGGTTCCGAGAACGAGGACATTGACGTCCTCTTTGATCCGCGCCGTATGCAACCTTCCGGCTCCAGCGAGGCCAAAACCGGGGCGCGGTCCGGAACACAGTTGCGCGGCAGGTTCTGGGGACGTTGAAGAATCGCCTTCTGTGCGCTGTCGGAGAATTCCACAAAAAATGTCACGATAAGGTAACTAAGGTAACATACATCGTATCGTAACATTTATAATATGCCCACTTCCAGGCGTTTCACCCGAAGAAGGCGGCTTGGGGTTGAAAGTGGTGGAAACGGAAGAGCCCGCCGTAAGAAGACCGCACGGGTAAGCGGAGCAACCCGGGTCGCTTTGCCTACCCGGGGTCGTCGGTCGCGAACCATGCGCTGCAGCCCCCTCGTCGACGGCCAGACCGCGGCCCGGGGCACGTGCTACACCGACGCGATTTTACAGAAACTCAAGGCGGCGTACAACCGCAACCACCCCGACGTCGCCCCCATCACTGCCACCGACCCCGCCGCCATCCACCGCGAACTGGCCGCGCGGATGGAGTCCACCTGCCCCGCGACGGAAGACTGCTGGCTCCAGGAATTGCCGGCAGACCAGCGACGGTACGTCGACGAACAGGTGTTTGCCCCCGACCAGCCGGCAGAATGGACCAAGAACCCGACCGCATGGCTGTCCAACCTCGACATTGAAAATGTGTTGAAACAGTACGAACGTTCGCACCCGCATTTCCTCTTCCTGGGACCCACGCCGATTGATTTCGATACGCGCGTTTCTGGAAAATGTGTATGGGACGATTTGTGCCACTTTAGTGTCGAAGGATGCACCCGTCGCGGCAAGACCCACGTCGGCATCATTTTCAACATGGACAAGCATACCGGCGACGGATCGCACTGGATGTCGATGTGGATGGACCTGCCGGCGCAACGGGTGTACTATTTCGACAGCGCGTGCAACCCGACCCCGCCGGAAATCAAACGGTTCGTACGCCGGGTCTGCCCCCAGTTTGTCTATGACGAAAATCACCCGAACCAGCACCAACGGAGCAACACGGAATGCGGCATGTACTCGCTGTATTTCATCGTGTCGATGCTCCAAGCTACGCGTCCCACGACGACGTGGGCACGGCGGTTCAAAGGGGGCAAGATCCCGGACCAGGCCATGATCCGGCTGCGCAATGTGTACTACAACGCCAACGCCAATGCCAACGCCAATGCCAATGCCAATACCCATGCGGCGGCCAAACAGAGCGGCGGGGTCGGTGATCCATCCTCATCCAAAACCCGAAGATTAATTCCTTTACTGAATTCGGTGAGAGGAGCCAGCCCCGATGCACAGGTGCAGCCCGGACCGGACCAATCTAATGATCATTCTGTGGGATTTGAAGATATCTATTCACAAAACCCTGAAAATTTTACGGGATCTCCGCTTACGGCATTACCGGCACCATCGCAACGTACCCCCACCCCCACTGAGATTGAGTCGGATTCGGAGTCGGATTCGGAGTCGGAACTACGAAATCCGATACGCACGGATCCGCCCGCATCCTCCTCCTCTGGAACCGGACGTGCTGCAGCCGCGGCAGCCGCAGCCGCGGCAGCAGCAGCCGCGGCAGCAGCAACCGCGGTTCGCCAGGCCATTGCCCAAGAAAAGACCAGATTGGATGCCGTCGCCAACGCAGCCCGCGCAGCCATCCCTACCTTGGCCCGCCAACTGCGCGCCCCGGTCCGTGCGGTGGCGCAAGGGACCCAAAGCTCCATCAACTCTGTCGCGGAACGTGCCCGCCGCGCAGTCCAGACCCTGAAACGGCGACGACCCGCGATGCCGAACCTGAACCTGGGCGCCGTAAAACGGTCCGCCGAGCAAGCCGTCAAGGACCTGGTCCACTCCACCAAAACCCGACTCGACGCGGTAGCCCAGCGAGCGACCGAGAGCGTGGCTCGGATGATCCGTGATCAACGCCCCTCCACCACGGATCGTATAAGAAACATGGCCACCAGGATGGCCGACGATGTCGTGAATGTCGCCGCCCAGGGTGCCGCCCGAGTCGCCGCCGTTCCTTTCGCCGATGCTGCTCGCGGCACCGCAAATACGTGGCGTCAAGGCGTCTCCGCGGCGAACGCAGGACTGGCCGTGGGCCTGCGGGCGTTTAGTAATGCGTTTGACGACCTCCATCGACCCGTGCCCCCGCGCGACGCGACCGTCATCCTGGGCTTGACACCGTATTTGATCGATGTGGTCGACGATAAACATCCCCAACAATTTCGGCCGTACATGCGCGCCTACGCCCCCGCCCCGGCCGGGTGGTGGGGGTTTACCAAAGACATCGAGGATGACCTGGTGCGCATCGATCGCGGCCGGTACGACGACCGACGCCCCCCTTACATTGAAAAACGGGTGCAGTTGAAGGTGCCTCTCGACCGAAAACGCAGCGGCAATCCCCTGATTGATCTCGAATTCGGATCCCGGGGAACGACGCCCTCTGCACCTATGCCTGCGCCTGCATCTATGCCTGCGCCTGCGCCTGCGCCTGCGCCTGCGCCTGCACCTGCACCTGCACCTGCATCGGCGAAAGGAACGGCTGCATCTATGCCTGCATCTATGCCTGCGTATGCGCCTGCACCTGCACTCGCTCCTTCGTCTACGGTCCCCGCCCCGCCTACGACGACCCCTGTTCCCACGACAGTCCGTGATGCGGCTGCCTCACCTAAGGTCCTTGCCACTGGTCCTTTGCATAAGGTCCCCATTGGTTTCACGACTCCTGCTCGTGGTGCGGATCCCTCGCATACGACTCCTCGTCGTGACACGGATCCTACCGTCAATACTGGTAATGGTATTGATCCGTATAAAACACCGCCATCACTTCGTAGTACCCGGCTTCCGAACCCGAACAACCCTCTTCCAGGTCCTCTAAATCTACTACCACCACCACCACCAGTTGATCTCGATAAGACTTTTATTGAACGGGCACGACAAGCGTTGAATGCCCAAGAAAAAGAGGCGGCGGGAGCAACCGGAAACGAAGGCCTTCAACCGAATTTTGACCTCTATCCTCCGCGACCCCCCAGTAAAGAAGAAGACGCGGAGACCCAACGTCTTAAAGCAGCCTTGCCACTTCCTCCAGAAAACAAACTCAGAACACCCCGGAAAGGTGGTAAGCGTAAGCGTACGACGAAGCGTCTTCGAAAGGAACGAAGGCGGTCTCGTCGCAGCCGACGGTAATTTCCAAACCATCATTCGAACCACGCAAAATCAACATAGAATGTTTGCGTGGATCCATTCATTACCAATACCACAATACAAATACCAAATCGCGAATAATGGCCCTCTACATTCATCCGGACAATCAGACCATGCTCTGGGACGCGATTCAGGTCTCGGAACTGTTGCCCCGGGTCTTTCCGCGCCCGGAGGACCGCGCCGCCTGGTTCCGCGACGGGGTCCGGCAAATTTACCAAAAACGCGCCGGAGGCAAACCCGTCCCGCTCACCCCGGCGCAGGTGGCCCAGCTCAACCGCGACACCGTGGGATGGCTCCTCGGCGACCTGAAGACGCGAGCGGTCCGCATGGCCGAAGTCCACCGCCACGACGAAAATGCGCGCTACAAACTCGGCATCGACGCGGTCGCCACGCGGTTCCAGGATACCAACCCTAACCCCAATACACGAACGAGCTTCGCCCGTTCGTCATTGATCACCGGCGATGCCGGTGATCCCAATACCCCCACCCCCACCAACCCAATGTATATGAATCTGGGCCTGAACGCGCCTGCGAACACCGTCGAAGCGCGCCTCGCGGAACAACAGCGCGAACTGGACTTTTATTTAGGAGAAACGCGGCCGGCCGAAATCGATTTTCGCGCGAGCAACGCCGACGCCCCCATCGAAAACATGGAGGCGCTGGTCAAACAACATTTGGCCGAACGCATGGCTGTAGCCCCACTCCCTTCGGTAGGGGGCAATTGCTGCGCTATAGAAATGCCTCCGCCGCCACCACAAACACAAACACAAACACAAACACAAACACAGCAGCAGCAGCAGACCGCGGTGTCGGAAACGTCAGAAGTGCCGCGACAAGAAGAAGAGAGTTTGGCGGTAGTACAGCAGCGAGAGGCGCATACGCTCTTGATGCGAGCAATGGAGACTCTCTTGGGCCGAATGGACAAGATCGACACCCAGATCGAGCGAATGACCACCCTCTTAACTACGGCTTTTCCGCAATACACGCCTGAATTCGTGGTTGATCATGATGACGAGGATGAAAAGTACAGCAGTGATGATAATGATGATAATGACGTTGAAGAGTATAGTGATGATGATATCGAAAACGACGAAGGGTAATAGTTATGGACGGTAAAGACAATATAAACCACAATCTATATTTGTACCGAACCAGACGGTGTTAATGCACAAACTGTTACAGCAACATAAAATGGAAAACCTCCAAGACTACTACATCTAATCTTAAAATATTGACAATTACCATTTGTACCAGAATTGACGTTGATATTCGGCGGAGTAACCCCACCTGTACTGTATCCACCTTGAGTTATAATACTACTGAAACTACCACCACTACCCGACCCACCACCACCACCTAACAATACGAACGAAGAACCTGAATAATTACCATTCGACTTGACATTAAAAATATTCGGAGTTCCAGATTGATCCAACCCATATACAGCAACAATATATATTCCATAATTAAATAAATTTGTGGTGGGTTGGTTGGTTGAAATACCGGTTGTGTTAATATAATAATCGGTATCATTATAACTTAATTGTCCTTTAACTAACCATGTAGTTAAAAATGATACAGGTAAAACGCTATTTACCCATGCTTGGGTCGCCATATTACCACTCGCATCTGTTCCACCCGATTTATAATATGGAAGTTTACCAGTAAACGTTACGTCATTTAAACCGCTTAGGTCATTGGTCGTTAAGATGGGGTAATTCGTTCCACTGATAGCTACTTTAGGTGTTCCGGTAAACACGGGACTATAGATCGGGGCATAATTATCACTCAAATAGTTTTTATTTACCGCATTCTTCGATGTGTCTACGGTCCACCCGCCGCTGTTATTAACAATCACTGTACCGCTGAACGTTTTGATCCCCGCAATGGTCTGATCATATGTCAGGTCGCAAAACAACGTCCCAATGTCCACATTGGTCCCCGTCGCAGATTGCGTATTGTAATTCGTAACGTACGACATCTATGTATCTATGTATCGATTGACTCGAATGAAATGACTCGTTCAAAGGTCCGGAAATATACGTTGTCGCGTGAATAAAATGGGTCCAGGACTACGCCGCTCTCATTTTACGCGACGTTATCATGCGAAAGCAGCATAAACATTGCTCGATAGTACATCATAACTCACGATACGTATATGAATCCTTCTCCTGGTTCTGGTACCGGTCGACGGCCTCGCCGTAGCCCGCTTTGCGGGCAATTGCTGCGCTGTGGCCGTTCAAATACACGTCTGTTTGTGGGCGCCAAAGGCACTGCACACCATCGGCAACACCTGGACGTTGAGCGACAATTTCAGAATTATACGTCCATTCGGGATCAACAACGGCGTCTCCGTCTTTCACAACAGCCGAAAGGACCACCGTTCCCTGCGCCACAATCCCTAAACCTAAACTTCCCCCCCCACTTTGCCCCCCATAGCGCAGCAATCGAAGCGGGCTATCCGTGGTGGTCCATGTACCCCTACTTTCCTCCCCCCGTCATGCCCATGCCCATGTCCGATCCCTACTATTCGTACTATCATCCCCCTCCGCCCCACCATCATCACATGTATCAGCACCCCCACCAAATTCCATATCAAGACCAAGATCAAGAGCCAGAGCAACATCAAGAAGGTCGTGATGATGGTGGTGAGGGTGATGGTGGTGAGGCTTTGGCGAAAGGAACGGCGGTCGACGTTGGCACAAAATCGGCCTCGGCCTCGGCCAACACCGCTAAACCTGTCCAGTCCAAGGCCAAGCCACGGCGGTACGTCGAAATCGATACCCAAATCACGTGTATTGCCGACTTGTTGCGTATCGTCGACGACCATACCAAGGGCGTTGACGCCGACGACGTGGATTACAACATCGATGTCCGGGCTTTGGCTAAAATTCGTCCCGAACTCGCCCAGATCGACGCCATGATCGGTCTCGCCTCGTTCAAGACCGATTTACTCAACCAACTCTTGTATTTCATGCAAGATTTGCACTGTTCTCCTGCTGTCAACGATAGTGGCAGCGGCAAAAGCAGCGATTACAAACACATGGTGTTGTACGGTCCACCGGGGACGGGGAAGACTCAATTGGCTAAACTGGTCGGCGCCATGTACGCCAAATTGGGCATTTTGCCTAAAAACGTTTTCCGCAAGGTCACCCGGACCGACCTCGTGGCCGGCTACCTCGGCCAAACGGCCATCAAAACCAAAAAGGTGGTCGAAGAATGTTTAGGCGGTTGTCTCTTTATCGACGAAGTCTATGCGTTGGGCAACGGCAACGGGACGGGCGGAAAAAACGGCGCGGGGCGCGAGGACGCCGACAGTTATTCCAAAGAATGCATCGACACCTTGTGCGAGGCCTTGAGCGACCACAAGGACGACCTCATGGTCATCGTCGCCGGCTACAAGACCCACGTCCAAAACCAGTTTTTCGGGGCCAACCCGGGCCTCGAATCGCGGTTCATCTGGCAATTCGAGCTGGACGAATATACTTCCGACGAACTGTGCCAGATTTTCCTGCAAAAAGTGGCCGACATCGGTTGGTCGTGGGCCGTTTCGCCCACGCCCATTTCGGCTAAATGGTTCGAAGGCAAGAAGTTTCCCTATTTGGGACGTGACATGGAGATGCTGTTGACCCATACCAAAATTGCGCACGGCCGGCGCGTGTACGGCCAGCCGGCCAGTTGCCGCCGGCGTCTCACGTTGGCCGACGTCGACGCCGGTCACGCACTTTTCCTAAAGAATCAGTCTGCGAAAGGAACGGAGGCCCACGACGGACCTCCCCCGTTTGGCATGTACGTCTAAACATCGTCCATCATGAAACAACGTACCTATTGTGTACACCCTTGAACATTCAAACCCGCACGCCCTTCGGGCGCGCGGTTCAGTGTTCAAGGGCAACGTTACCGGCAAATCAATTGTGTATCAGGCGCCCATCAAAGATGGGCGTCCGGATTCAAATGTTCACCGGTGTGTAATACGTACGTTGTTCCACACCCAAAAATGTATGCCCGGATTCTAATGAATGAAACATTGGAAACATGAGTAAAATACTCCAAGTCAATCCGAAACTATTTGAATTCTCTTCGAGACGGCGCAGTCGGAAACGGACGGAGGACGAGGACGGCGAAAAGAGGACCGGCGGCGAGATCCGGGTCCGCGCGCCCACTGTGCCTAAACGTCCGACCCTCAGCAACCGGAACGCGATATTGAAATTTATCCGGGACCATCAGCGGCGGAACGAAGAAGGCGGCCGCGGCGGCACGAGTTTAAGCGATACCGATACCGATACGGATACGTCGGATTTCAACGATTCTCTCAACTATTTGATCGATATTGCTAAACAGGTCGAGGAATCGTCCGCCCAGCCGCAGGCGCAAGCGCCGGTCGCGGACCGCCGGCAACTGTGGTCGTCGGCAATTGTCCCGGCGTCTTCGAATCCGTCGGTGGCGCGCGCGCACAACCACACACTCAAATCGTACAGTGCGGACTACGGAGGCGTCTCACCTTACGCACAGCAATACGCCAATATTGCCCCGGACCCTCACGTATCGACGGTCTATCCGGACGTTCTGTCGGCCGGTGGTTCGATCCGCCTCGAACCGCCTAAATACGGATGTTTGAAGGGGGGGACGTTACCCACGTACCGGACGTATTACCAACTGAACACGCCGCACGTGACGTCGATGACGCCGCGGCATAGCGCAGCAATCCACGGACAGACTTTGCCCCACCACCACAACGTCACCCAGCGGAGGGATATGGGCTCTTTTGCCGCCGCCCCGGCGCGCGTGACGGATTTAGTCGAAACGTCGCGTTCGGCCGCCGTCCCGCCCAAACTCGTTTTTCCTAAACAGAAGCGGACGGTGCGTCGGACGTTCAAGATCGGCAAGTCCAAGGTGCATCCGCGCGTCTCGGTCCTGATTTCGAACCGCAACATTCGTCGCAACATTACGACGAAAGTACACGACCTCAAACAGGTGTCGATTCCGGAAATTAAGCGGTTTTTGATCAAACGGGGACTGATCCGGGTCGGCACGGCGGCGCCCAACGACGTGTTGCGCAAAATGTACGAAAGTGCCACGATGTTGTGCGGCGACGTGTACAATCACAACCCGGACACGCTGTTGTACAACTTTTTCAACGACGACACGGCCGTGCCGCCTTAGATCCTTCCTCCCTCGTCCCCTGAATTCTCCTAAATTTCCCAAACACCCTAACAATTGGAGAAAGAAAGGCGTCGCGTTTGCTTTAGGCGTCTCTTGTCCCCTTTTCAATATCACCGACACCGAAGATTGTGTCACCATAGAATATATTGCCGACCAACATGAACGCCTGGGCCAAATTTCTCACGAAGTATTACCGCGACAAGAAGCGGACGCAGAAGAATTATACCTTTATGCAGGCGATGAAGGACGCCAAGAAGGAGTACAAGAAACAGGGTGGACAACAGAACCAGAACCAGCAGCGCAACAACCAGAACCAGCGCAACAACAATAACAAAACGAGTAAGAAAATGCGCGGTGGTGAAGGTTATGATGAGGATGATGAGGTTCCTGATGGGACCAACCCCGTGGCGGCTGAACCTGTGTCAGAGACTTCGGATGCGGCCCCGACTCCGGCCCCGGATGCGGAAACGACTCCGGAAACGACTCCGGAAACGACTCCGGAACCGACTCCGACTCCGGCCCCGACTCCGGCCCCGACTCCGGAACCGGGTGCGGAACCGGGTGCGGAACCGGGTGCGGAACCGGCCCCAGAACAGCCTGTTGAAGAAAAAGACGGGTTAAAAGGCGGCAAGTCTCGCCGCCGTCGCTCAACCCGCAAGGTTGCCAAGGGTAAGGGCAAGGGCAAGATGATGCGTCGTGGTCGTCGTTCCATGCGTCGTTAAACGATCCGACGGCGACATAGACATAGCGATCCGAATCCACATAGAAATATAGTGTGTGATATGATGTAATCCAATCCTCATCATATCATCCCATCCTCTCCCTATCCCCGTTGTTCGTTGTGCCGTGAGTCGAATTGAATGGTCGATTCCATCATACTCGATTATTTTCAACTGCAACGTGATTATGCGGCCAAGTATGGTGCCAAGACCGTGGTATTGATCCAGGTCGGCGTCTTCTTCGAGGTCTACGCCCTGCGTTCCCATACGGGGTCTTACGTCTACGGTCCGATGACTCTCTTTACCGAAACATGCAATCTCAATCCCGCCGACAAGAAGATGACATTTGGCGGTTTGAAACGGGTAGCCGAGTACCCACCACTCGAACTGCATCTGCCAGGAAAGCCCGTCGTTGATGTGGACGCGTGGTACCGCACCGTGCCCGAGTCCCCCGTCATCATGGCCGGCATCCGCGACTACCAGCTCGACAAGTACCTGCAACGGCTGACCGAACACGGATGCACGGCCGTGGTGTACGCGCAGGTCAAAGAGGGCACCAAGTACAAACGGATCTTTCAGGGCGTCTATTCCCCGGGCACGTACCTCAGCTACGACCTGGACGCCGCGGGGTCGACGTCGGCCGCCCTCACCAACAACGTCATGTGTGTGTGGCTCGAGACCATCCGGTCCGGTGTAGCCAAATCCTTGGTGAGCGAAGACACGACCATGGTGAGCGGCGTCTCCGTCGTCGACATTCTCACGGGCAAGTCGTCCATTTTCGAGTACCAGACGCCGTTTGACCTGAACCATCCCCCCACCTTTGACGAGCTGGAACGGTGCATGGCCACGTACGCGCCCAGCGAATTGATTCTTATACATCCATTTGGAGTGGGGGACAGTGCGGGGGAAGGAACGCCACAGGTGAAGGCGATTCTCCAATTCATGGGCGTATTTGAGAAGTGCACGGTGCACGTGGTGGCGGCCGACGCCTCGGTCGAAGTCCAGCGTTGCACCCAACAGACGTATTTGAATCACCAACTGGCCACCTTTTTCGGTCCCGACGTGTTCCACACCTGCGCCGAGTTCCATACGAACATTTTGGCCACGCAGTCGTTTTGCTATTTGTTGCATTTTGTCCAGGAACACAACCCCGATTTGGTGCGCCAAATCGCGCTGCCGACCTTGACGAACACCAGTGACCGCGTGGTGTTGGCGAACCACACGCTGCGCCAGCTGAATATCTTGGACGACCCGTCCAACCCCGACAGCAAGATGGCCGGGCACTTGTCGTCCGTCGCCGCGTTTGTGAACCGCGCCGTGACGGCGATGGGGCGGCGGCTGCTCCATCACCAGTTGACGCATCCTACCAGCGACGCGGCGTGGCTCGAGCAGGAGTACGCGCGGATCGACTGGGCCATGCACACGCTGGACCCGCGGGTCAGCGCCGAGATCCGCCGACGGCTCGGGAGCGTGCGCGACCTGGACAAGATGGGGCGGCAACTGGTCTCGCGGCGCGTCTACCCGTCCACGTTGTTCTATTTGCACCAGAGCCTGAGTACCGCGCGCGACATTTTACGGACGCTTGAGACTGAGACTGACCCCGACCTTGACCCTAACCCACCCCCCAACCTTCCTACGGAGAATTCCCCCGTGCCTTCCGTGCCTTCCGTGCCTTCCGTGCCTTCCGTGCCTTCCGTCCCTTCCGTGCCTTCCGTCCCTTCCGTGCCTTCCGTCCCTTCCGTGCCTTCCGTGCCTTCCGTGCCTTCCGTGCCTTCCGTGCCTTCCGTGCCTTCCGTGCCTTCCGTGCCTTCA